AAACGCCGCCAACCATCCGCGGGCTTTCCTTCATGATCGTATAAAGATCAGACCCGGAAGTGGTGTTCAGGAAGATCTTTCCTGTGCCGGTCATGCCTTCGTCCGTAATATCGAACTTCGACCACTCGCCGACAGGCATCATGTCGCTTGAGTGTTGAAAGTACATAGGAAGTGGCCTTCCTGCTTCCATCCACATTTCGTGCCACGCCTCAAAAGCCTCTGGCGTATAAAAGAACCGTCGACCGTCAGCGCCTTCTCTTGCGCCCCACGTCGTAAGTGTGGCTTCGATTTCACCCGTGGGCTCGCCCGTTGCCTCGTCGGCTTTCCTGCCTAGCTCAACTTTGGCCTCGTAGAAAAAAGTGATGTTCTTAGCCATTGATAGGTTCCTTTTTTACCATTCCGTCGACTAACTTAGGCTTTGGCTTTCTCTTGTCTGCCGCGGCCTTGAGTTTCTCTAATAGATCCTTAAGCATTTCCGGCTCTGCCTGTCCTATTGACCACCTTAAGGTTTCCACCACCGCCAGTATCTTGCGGAGAACTGCCGGGAATAGGGCCATCGTTACCAGCGGCAAGCAACAGATCATCAGCACCATCGAGAGAGTCAAGTCCCAGATATTCACGCGCCTCATTCTGCGTAAGAATCCCATTCTTGACCCCTGCAACGACGTAGTTCATCTGATCCAGCGGAGCGCCCTTTAGGAAGTCTTGTGTTTGAAACTGAACGTGTAAATTCGGATAGCCCTTTAATAAGGACAATTTTAACCGCTGCTCAACGTTCGTGATAAACGGCATCATTGTGCTCTTGTAGAACTCATCTAGCATCGTTTGGGTATTGTTGTACTTCGACTCGCCGACTCCGATCATCGCAGGAGGCACACCAAACAATCCACAAATTCGCGTCATCGTTTGTTTCTTAAGCTCTCTTGCATCCACATCCTGAAGCGTGAGAGGCTTGATGGCTTCGTAAGTCATGCCCTGATCTAACAACATAGACTGCCCCGGCTTACTCTGATCCGAGGGCTGGCTGTTCAGCATGTTCGTCCACGCTTCTTTAAGACGGGATGCAATCTCTTTAAACTTTGAGTCAGGGATGACTTGCTCAGTACGGAACAAACCCGAGGGTTTTGCACCGTTCAACATAATAAAGTTGGAATAGAGGTCGATGTCCTGATCTAAGGAGACCAACTCGACGGCTTGCAAGCGGTTAAACGAACTAGAGCCTTGCCACGGCTCAGACTTCGTGTGCATCACCTGAAAATACTTAAGCGGCTCGTCTTTATTGAAGCCGTAAGACGAGCTGGTAAGCGTGTAAAACGGATAACGAGTCTCTGAGATCCTCGGCACGATGAGCGTCGAGTCTAAGACGTACATCTCGAGCGGAATCTGTGTCGGTTCCTGTGCGTCTTTCCTCCAGAGTAATACGAAAGTCTCACCGGCAAGCTCATGCCACATTGTGAACTGATACCAAAACTCGTATTGGCTTTGGAAGTTGTTAGGATTCGCAAGAAGGTTAAGAACGCTAGCTGCTCGGCTCTTTTCACGCTCAGGAACGCTCGGATCGGTCTGTGTGTCTACAAACGTGCCGTCAGCCTGTTTAGACATGATTTTGACGGGCAGTTGAGCAAGAGATCGAGCTTTTGCCCCTACGCAAGCCATAACCGTCGAGTTTCTAGCAAGTGTCGTTATATCGACAGTTCGCCCTGCTTCATTAACCGCAGAGGTCGTTACGTAAAGTAATTGGTTAGATCCGTAGCCCTGCCCCTTGCCACGGAGCATGACGTTGTTTCCGAGGACGCTATTTCCAAATAAGGAGTTACTTTCGGCCTTTGTTTTACGCTTAAATACGTCGAATAAGCCCATTTTTACCCCTAAAAGACTCTGAATCCGTACGATTCAGACGGCATTGGGTTGTCCAGACTACAGTGCATCGCAATAATCAAGGCAATAATCCCGTCAACCTTAGCGTGACGGTCCACACCGGCTTTCTTGACTTTGATGTTGCCTTGAACGTCTGTGAACACTTCGCAATTCCCCAACTGATGTCCTAAGAATGGGTTTCCGTCGTGTCTGATTTTGTGGCTTAGAATAAGTCGCTCGACATGCTTAGACGGGTTAGAAAGCACCGCCATTCCTTGACCGACTTTCTTTACTGGCATTCCGACTTCGTACAGTCTTGCTACTAGAGCCGCAGCATTGTAAGCGTCGTAGCCTACTTCTTTTATGTCGTATTTCTGGCTTTGCCCAATAATATACGCTGAAATCTCTCTATCGTCCATCACGTTACCTTCGGTGATATGCAAGATCCCCGAATTGATCGCTTGTCTAAAAATATCTTGATAATGAGTTGGCAATAATTCAAAGCCATCCTCGGGAAGAAAAAACTTCCACTCGGCTTCGTAATCGTCCTCGGCAAACCTCTTTAACGTACAAACCGCGTTTAGATCTCGTGTTGCTGCTAGGTCAAAACCGATAAATACAGCTTCGGGTTCTCTTTCTGTCAGCCCTACGGATTCATCCCAGTGAGTCCTATCGACCCACGCGGTTTCAGCAGAGACGTAAACGTTAAGTGTTTTGCAAAGAAACTCGTTAAGCGCAGCGGGCTTAATCTTCGCCTCTTCGCATCGAGCAACAATCGCATCGTGCGAAACCGATATGTTGTGCATCGGGTTAGCTTTAGCCCATACCTTTTCGTCTCTCCAATCGTCGCCAGCGTCCAGAGAGTAGAGAAGTCCAAACCATCGCGGGTTGTCAGGGACATCCTGATGGAGGATGTGCTCCATCACCTGAAAGTCCTCGAAAAACTTCGTGTCACGAGTAAAAGAAGCGGTCGTAATGTATAGCCGCAAAGGATTAAGCCGAGATACCATCCCCGAATGCAAGACCTCAATCGCATTCCTGTCGACAATCTGGCTCGCCTCGTCAATGATCGCGCACGAAGGGTTGAGCCCGTCTCCGGTCTTTTTAGTGTCTCTGGAGAGAGCTTTCATCATGCTCTGGCTGTCGCCAGATTTGGTGATCGTAAACTTACCGGGAACAAACAAACCGGAGAGTTCTTTCGGCATTGTCTCAACAAAGCCCTTAGCGGTCGTGAACACGATTGAGGCTTGATCCCTATTAGTAGCGAGCGTGTAGACCTCCGCGCCTGCTTCGCCAAAGCCTAGTTCATAAAGCGCGATCAGCGCCGTTAATGTCGATTTACCAGCCTTGCGCGGGATGTAGACAATGACATCCTGCACCATCCGCTTTTGTCTGTCTTTCTTACTCCTGAATCCGTAGATGGCACAGATAATAAGAATCTGGAAAGGCTCCAGCGTAACGGGATGTCCAGCCCATTGACCTTTTACATGCTTGCAAAGTGCGGTGAACTGTAGAAAGTGATTGACAGGGCCGGGATCAAATATCCATTCCCATTCTTTATTTTCTATGTGATTTAGAAACCGCTGGCAAGCGAGACGCACATTTCTACACGCGTCAATATCACCCTTTACTACGCTAACAGCGTACTCAATCCCATCTTCTAGTTTCATGTTCCGAACTTAGGTCCTTTCAGGAAGTCGTTTATTTTCGTGTTGTCATCGAGCTTATTGGCTGCCAACCTAGACTTTGGTGTTAGCCCCAACTCAGACATAAGTTTAATGGCATTCTCCATCGCCTTATTTGCAAGGCTGATGTAAGGATTAGGCGCAAACGTTTTACCAGCGTTAGTTTCCACAATAAGCGGCTGAGTATCTATCGCCGACCTTGCGTCAATGTAGATTTGAATCTGATCGGCAAGCATCATCAGTGTATGCCGGTCTTGCTCCGAGCCAATCCCATACACGCTGAACAAATAATCAGCCGTTTCCTTGACGAACTTTTTGCGCGTAAACGATTTGGGGTTATCTGCCCACTCAGCAAATGGAATCCTGCGTTTTACATCCTCTGGCAGGAATACACCTTCCTTTGTTCCTTTGGTTCCGTGAATGCGGTGGATCTCAACGGGAATTCTTGCGGTCATGACGGTTCTCTCCTTTGCATCTAATGTGCGTCTTTTTGCGTAGCTACGCAAGGGGAATTCCCTATTTTGGGTTAACCCCCCCTAAAAACCAACTTTGCAGAAAGTTGAGGCCGCGCTTGCGCTTGCGTAATGTCGATTTTTTTTAACTTATTAAATTTATTATAACGGGATAATCTCGCCCCTCACATAATCGTGAGCTTCGCCTTTCTTTTCAAGCCCTGTCTTTATGGAGTGGCACTCGTGGCAAAGGCTTTGGAACCTATTGCCCATCCATTTGTCCCTGTCTTGCTTGTGCGGGATGATGTGGTCAACGTGATGGGCTGGTGCGATCTTTCCTAGACTTTGACATCGAGCGCAGATCGGGTGTTTTGATAGCTGAATCTGTCTAAATTGCTTCCATTGTTTTGTGTTGTACAGCTTGTTAAATGATCGCCGGGTTTCTGTAAGTGAACCGCCGTGGTCATTGCAGAACGTTGAGCCGTTGACCTTTGGATTCTTGCAACCTAACTCTCGACAGGTTGTTTGCTTCGGTGTTCGCGGCATCTTTATATCCTGATGCGTATGCTGCTCTTGCTACTGCTTGAGCCTTTTGTAGGGTGGGGAATGGTCCCTTGCTTCCCCAGTACCATCCCTTTGTTGTCTTTTTGTAGGGCATTAATTGAGGAATCTAAGTTTGTAGAGTGTTGACTGCATGAGCGCAACGATCTCGTCGATACTGTTTTGTATGGCTGAGTCATCACCCATCGAGCTTCTATAGACCCTTACATACTCAAGCATGTACTCAAGCTCGGCTATTGCTGACTCTGCTGGTGGCCTGTACTCGACAGGGTAATTAAGAATCATAGCTTTCAGACCTTGATACTGCTCGACCACTGAATCTACTAAGTCACCGAGGTCATCGTAGTAAGAGCCTAGAGCTTTGTGCTCGGCATACGACTTAGACTGTAGGTGCAGGATGTGTGCGTTAGTGACACCGTGCAATAGGCACATAATGAATTCGCCCGGAGACTTAGCCGGACGTTCAGCTCGCAAGGCTTCCAGAAAGTGCTTTTTCATTGTGTTGCCTAAAAAAATGCCCTCGCGATGAGGGCTAACCAACAAGGAGGAGGTCCGAAATCATTGTAATTCGCTCAATGTTTGGAATCAAGGTCCTTTTTGAACGCTTCGATTGACTTGAGTAACTCTTTACTTTTCTCTTCCAGTTCAGCCGTCATTTCTTCTAACTCTTCCAGTTGTAGATCAATTTTGTCCCAATCCGTAAGATCCTGAGTCAGACTGTTCACATACGCTTGCTTTGCTGCTTTCTTGAGATCCATTGTTTATCCTTTCTATTTCTCGGTTGATATACCAGACTGCTTTTTTGAGATCCTCGGTTGCATCTTGAGACTTTAGACCTGCCCGTAGGATGTACTTGATTGCATTACCCAAACAGAAATTCATGTGCTCGGTAATCTCGATCACCTCTATGCCTGATGGATGAGATTTGTAGTGCTTTGGGTTTATCGGGTCGTTCACAGTAACTCCTTAATGTGCCTAGGTACTTTAGGCAGCGGAGCCCACGCTACCGCCCAATCTGCCCAGTGACCGATGACACAAACTCCACCGGGATTTAATAGCAACATCTTAGATCCCAACGGTGGTGTCTTGTCTTTGGGTGTCATCCAAACCGTATGCCCTGACGTGTAGTCTTTCATTTTTTGAAGTAATACCACGCCCACGCTCCGTGTCTACATTCCTTCCATTTATACCGAGTCTCCCTATCGACAAGACCTTTTGCCATTAACGCTTTCAAATGCTTCCTTGCGCCTTCAGTGGTGCAGCCGAAGTGTTTTGATAACTCTATGAGCGAGTAAGGCTGAGTAAGGTGGTTAAGATAGATCTTCTCGGTTTTGGTCAAAGGTTTGTGTTTACGGAGAATCTGTTTGACTAACCACTTGACTTGATCTGTGTGGTGAACAAGCCCGAGGTTATGCGCCATCCGTTGGATCTCAGCGCCGGTCATTGCTCACCCCTTGCTTTCAGCATAGCGTCTGCTAAGGCATATGCTGATTCTGCATACTTCATTGAATCTACGTTTTGTCCGCTAGGAATTAATGCCTGCATCGCCTTAGCCGCAAAGTAGTCGCGCAGGGTCATGCCACCATATTGCCAAGTGCTGTCAGAGTCTTGATGGCCGTAGGGTTCATATTCTGACCATGGTCTTGTACTGACCGGAAATGCGGGACCTCCATCGTTAATCATTGCTCACCCCTTGCTCTGATAGCGGCGGAAAAATTCAGCAGCACCGTCGCAGTCCAGCTTTGCAACCGATGATCGGCATCCATTGAGCTGAGGTCTACGTTCAAGAGCAAATTCGCACACGCCTCACGCTCATGTGCTGCAACAAGTGCGGCGAAGCGTTCAAACGATTCAAGGTTTGCGCCCATGTATGAGACTGGGTTAAAACCAGCCTCTCGCGCCATCTTGATAATGTCGTCTCTATCCACCGTTCTTCTCCTTCAGCTTAGATTCAATCTCACGAGCAAGTCCATATCGTGCAACACGTTCTTGTGATGTGTCGTCGGCATCGACAAGTGCTTGGCGTAAAACGGCGATGGCTTCGACGTAGTAACTTTTATCGCCTGTTTCCATCAGCATATCTGCGCTTGCATCCTCTAGCACCTCTATCGCTTCTTCAATAGCTTCTCTGCTCATGCTAAGAACTCCTTGATGGCCTCGTACACATCCGTGCGTCCGTGCTGGTCGTTTAAGCGTATGTACCACCCGGCGTAGCGCATCTCTTTCTCAACCCATCGCAGAAGCGCATGGGCTTTATCTGAATCCCTTATGATCGCATCTGGCTCATCGCATACGGCTTCGTAAGCCTTTTCCCATACATGCAATCGGCGCAGTTCGTCGGCGGCTTCTCCGCATAGACCCGTGTGGCTGAATTGCACGTCAAGTTCTTCTAGCGCATCAGCCAGCACTAAGGCTTTGGGTTGTGGGTTCATGTGTTCTTCTCCCGCAGCTTGGCTTCGATTGGCGGCGCTGGAAGTGGCATCCAGTGCGACGGCTCGCCTTCGTGAATTTTCACCTCTGTGAAGTCGTCCCAGTTGTCAATACACTCGTACCAGCCACCTTCTAAGCCCACGTCATCGGCATCTATTTCTGTAGCCTGCTCGTCTGTTAGCCACCTTGCTATCACCGTTCTACCGACGTTAAGACGGTTTTTGTAAAACAAGATCACTTTGCGTCCCGTCTTCGGCACTGACTCAATCGGCTGCCACGCCACCGGCTCTTGTTCATCTTTTACGATTTCATCAACACGTTCTTGTGATGTGTCGTCGGCATCGACAAGTGCTTGGCGTAAAACGGCAATGGCTTCGATGTAGTAATTTTTATCGCCTGTTTCCATCAGCATATCTGCGCTTGCATCCTCTAGCACCTCTATCGCTTCTTCAATAGCTTCTCTGCTCATGTGTTTTTCTCCTTTAATTTAGCTTCGACATAGTTAGCAAACGCTTTGCACCAGCCTTCCGGGTCATCGTTCCAATCCTGATTGGCATCGTATTCAGCGTGACAAAAGGCATTGTGAATGTCATCGCTGGTAAGCCCGACCCATTCACCAGACGCAGCGTAAAGTTTTGCGCCAACCTTAATTTCACTTGCATCATCCCATGCGACACAAGGTCTGCCATTTGCTTCAATCCGGTAAACATGAGCCACAGGCTTTGGTTCCCAACTCTCACACTCACACACATACCTGTCAGCATTATGTGAGGCATTGCGGTCAAAGCCATGCGGTGCATCTGGATGGGTTTTACAAGTTACCTCGGCCATAGGTACGTCGCTGCTTGAAATGCGCCAGCG